ACTTGGCAAAGATACCCGCTGCCACGTACTGCAACTGTGCAATATCAGCGTACCGGGCATTCTTGCTCGTCTTGTAGTCCACCGAATGCGCCAATTCGTGTTCTTCGTCAATTACAACCAAGTCGGCGATGCCGTGCCACCATACGTCCGGGGCGTGGAAATCGCATGTCTTCAAGTCTTCGGTTAGCCCTAACTTCAGTTCGCAGTATTTCTCGCCGGGGATGCCTTTCAGCCTATCCAAGTATGGCTTGATGTACTCGTACGGCTTGGGCAGCGGGGTACCGTCCCGGATGTACTCCTCGGCAGCGGTGTGCACCGACTTGCCATACATGGTCGCTTGCGTATCAGGCTCGACCACATCCTTGGCAATCTTGGTGTGGTAATACTTCTTCGGGCACTGCTGAAAAGTTTTCAGGCTGCTGAACGACCAGACGATGCTCATTTGCTGTCTTTCTCTTGCATGTGCCGAACAGCCGCTGCGGTCATTCGCACTTCAAACATGGCGGTTTCAGCATGCACCAGTGCTTCGGTGTACTTCTTTGCCAACATTGCGTTGTGCAAATCCTTGATCGCTTTCTCAGCCATCATGCACGGGTAAGCGTAGTCGATCAGCGGTTCCTCGTGCGGGGGCTCCTTGCTAACAACTGTTAGTTTCACCATTTCAGCAGTCTCCGTAACTTTCACCATATCCAGCTTCACAATTCAAGGGTAGTTCCAAACCCCAAGACGGCCTGATACGCATGCACATTTCCACGTATTCCTTGGCTGTCTCGGCCTCTTGTTTAGGCGCGACACACGCAATCGCATCGTGCACAGTCATGACGACGCGGTACTTCTTGGCAACCATCAACATCTGCTCACCGATGACGATACGGGCCAACGCCTGACACACATTCTCCACTACTTTGCCGCCGTAGATGCGGTTGGGGATGACCTGCTTGCCGCGCTTGGTGTCGTAGACAATCTCGACTTTGCCGTCCCGCTCGTAGGGGCGGATGTTGGGGTACTTGATGTACAAGCCGTTGGGGAGCCGGATACCCTTGCTGCCCTCGACTTCCAACAGACCGCCTCGGCCCAAGGTAGTTGCACTATTCTGAAGTACAGCCTTCAGCGCAGTTCCGGAGGCTTTCCAAAGTTCCGGAATACGGGGGTATGTACGCCGGTACGTGTCGATAATCCGCTGCGCCTCTTCCAACGTAACTTCAACGCCAAAAGTTTTAAGCTGCGTCTTAAACTTAGCCGCCCCCATACCGTACCCGGCCCCCAGAATCGTGGTCTTACCAACGAATCGTTCGTCCTTTGTAATTTGATTTTGCTCCTTGCCATAGATAGCCGAAGCCATGATTTTGTAAACGTCCTGCCCATTCTCAAAAGCCTCCACCAAATCATCCTGCCCGGCTAGCCATGCCAGCGTACGGGCTTCAATTTGAGACGAATCAGAGTCGATCAGCACCATGCCTGTCGGCGCCTTGATCGCGTATTTCAGGGGGGATGAACGCGGCAGGTTCTGGAGGTTCACCTTGTCGTCGCCACCCCAACGCCCGGTGTGTGCAGCGTAGTAACGTAGCGGCACGGGCAGCGTACCCCGGTTGGATATTTCAATGAACCGCTCGGTGCGGGTTTCCTCAAGCGTGGACTTTGTGCCAAGCCGCGCGGCAACAAGCGCCTGTACCACCGGGTTGTCGTGCTCAAGCAGCGCCTTGAAGGCTTCGTCATTCTTTGCGAATGCGTACGTCTCTTTGCCGGTCGTCAAACTGATCTTCATCGGGGGCTCGACGCCAAGCCGAATCAACAGTTCAGCAAACTTCGGGTTGGACATGAGTTCGTCCTTCCCAAACTCCACCGACTCAAGCAGTTCGCGCTTCTTCTCCCGCACGTTGTTCAGGTGCACGTTCAGCTTGCCGTAATCAAGCTCAAGCACTGGCTCCGAGAACATGCGCACGGTCAAATCAATCAGGCGCAGCTCGGTCGGCGGAAATCCTGTGCTCATCGCGCTAAAGAGCGCGTACGTAAGGGCTACGTCGTTGCGGCAGTATTCACCGTACCGCGCCAGTTGTTCCGGAGCGAAGTCGGCTCGGCGAAGCCCCTTGGCGTTCTCGACCTCGGTACCCTTCTCGCCCAACCCGTAGTGCTCGGCGAGGGCTTTCAGGCTACCGCCCACTTCGGTGCCATGCAGCGCACGGCCCATACTCAAAGTGTCCAGCCAACCCTTCGGGCGAATGTCGAAGCACCAGTTCAGAATCGCTGCATCGAACACAGCGTTGTGGGCTAGCGCCACGGACTTGTCCCATGAAAATTGCTTCAGCCAATTTTCGATTTTCATCATGCTGCCGGTAAACCATACCGGTGTACCCGCATCGACCTGCACCGACACGCCGATAACTTCAAACTCGTGTGAACGTACGTACTCCTCGGTGGTCATCTTCGACAGCGAGAAGTCGGCGCTGTAGTACGTCTCAAAATCAATCGTGAGAATCTGCATTGCCGGGTACTTCAGATAGTGCAAGTGCTGCCTTGGACGCAGCGCAGACGGCGGCAATCTTCGCTTCCAGTTGGGGTAGGCTGTCCTCGTCCACCACAATCGCCACGCCACCTGCGGCGCGTATCTCGCGCATGTTCTTTTCTTGCAGCGCGGTTGGCTTGTTGCCGTTGGCCTTGGCTTCAATCGCCACGAACAGGCCGCTGATGCAGCACAGGAAGTCGGGCACACCGCTGTTGCCGTAGCCAGTGCCGATGGGCATGGCGTAGTAAACGTTGTGCTCGGTCAAAAGTTTCTTGATCTTGGCCTTGACCTTGGCCTCGGGCGTCGCTGCCATCTCTAACTTTCTTCAGGGAACGGTCATCGCATCATAGCGGCGCGTTTTACTTTGTCAACCCCCAGACGCAAAAAAGCCGCCCGAAGGCGGCTAGGTTAAACCCTGACAATAACAATTGTTATGTCAGCGGGTGGGGTTGGTGAACTCGTTCTTCTCGATGGCGCGGGTGATGTACCACTGTGCCTTCTTCAAATCCTCCAACCCGGCGTTGGTGCCCTTCTTCCCGGCGCGGCTGATGTACTTGACCGCGTTGCCAAGGTGGTAGCCCAAGCCCTTCGCTTCGATGAAGTCGATAGTCTCCACGCCCCCGTCGGTGTAGTGGGCGGGGTTGGTCACCGGGTCGTGTGCCTTCTCATGCAGGGTGATAGCCAACTCTTTGATCTGCTTGGCGGCGGCTGATTTCCAGTACGCCTTCTTGTGCACCGCGTCAATGTCCACGCCGTCCATCTTGGGTTTGGGCGCGGCTACTGCCACGGCTTTACGGGCCTTGGTCTGCGCCTTCTTCATCTGGCTACGAATAACGTAGATGTAATTCGGTGCCAACTTGAACCGGCGCGATATTTCAGCGGGGGTCATGTCCGGGTTCTGCTGCATGTACTCACGTACTTTTTGTGCTTTAGACTTTTTCATTTTGGGCTCCTTGCTCCATAATAAAGTTAGAAAGAACTTCTCTCATTTTCGCCTGCTTCTTCGACGGGAAGTGGGTGTTGAAATACTCCATCACTTCCTTTGGTAGCCGCAGGCTAGTGACTACCAATGCAGGCCGCTTGCCCGGCCCACGTCCGCGCCGTTTTTGCGGCGTAGATTCAATTGCTTCTGGTTCGTTGCTCATAGCAGTGCATCCTCATAGTTTTCGATTCGGCTCTCCTTTCGTTTCGTTCGCTCTAACATTTCTAACAGTTGCCCGTCCACGCGCTGAAACGGGTTGTGTGTCCCGCTCGTAAGGCTTTCGCGCAGCGCGAGGGATTGCGCCTTCATAGATTTGCTCGACAGTGTTGAATCTGTGCAGGTTGCCGCACTCCCTACGTCGGTACGTTTTTTCCTCGTCACTTCTTGACTCCAGTACGTTTGTCCACGCTCCGCATTGGGGGCACTTGATCGTCCGTGTCTTTCCGTTTGGTGGCATCGTTTACTACCGCTAGGGTGAAAGTGGCAAAGTTTCGCATACGCAAAACTTCTTCTTCGCGGTTCTTGCTGATTCCCTTCAAGAACCCTGCGCTTTTACCTTCTGCTCGTATCTTCTCCACGTTCGCCGTTGATATTTGGCTCAGGGTTTGCCCTGTCTTGGGCGCACGGAAGTTCACGTCGGCTTGGAACATGCTCGGTCTGGTCCACTCTCTCCACCGAAATGGGTGCTCGGGGTGGCATTTACATTTCATCTTTACTCCTGTTAAGTGACCCCTTACGGGGGTCAGTCGGTCGGCTCTCAAAGCGGAGGGGAAAAGCCTTGCACCGACTGACGCAGTTATGGGCAGATGTATCAGCCGCCCTTGTCCGGTTATCACTTGCGCCTTACTTCGCCGGAGCAATCATCGCCGAACGTACGCGGTCCTCAATGTCCCGCGCAAACAGCAGCAGCATCTTGTTTGTCTCTGCATGCTCCACGTTCCAACCCAGTTTGCGGGCTAGTTCAATGATCTGATCGTCGGTCATCGTTTGTACTTTCCAATCTGCCAGATGAGATACCACAGCCCGAACCAGACTGCGGCGTACCAAGTAAGAACCATCCAGTCCCACCAAGTCATAGTGCAGTACCCCCTCCGCTGCGCGGTCTGTTAGCGCAGGGCCACACGTTCTTCAGCACATGGTTGACGATGCTGTCGCCGCTGAAGTTGCGGTCTTGCGGGTTGCTGCGCAGGAAGTTGTGCACCATGTCCCGCACTTGCCCAACAGTTACGCCCGACGGGGGGCAGTGAACAACGCCGCGCCCGGTGTCAAACACACCGACGATGTACCCCATAGCGTAGATGCGGTCTGACGCCTCGCCGTTGAGGTGGTCAAACAGTTTATTGCCAGAGATGAATTCAGCGTGGGCTGACCCTGCGATGAGCAGGGCAGCGAGTGCTACCCGTGTCTTCATTCCTGTAACTCCTTGATGAAGTTGCGCAGCCGGTGGATGCGCTCTTGGTTGTACATCACCATCGCGTCAGCGTACTCTCGCGCTGTGTGTGCGCTCAGCAGTTGGCGCTCGGCTTCCGCTACTTCACGCGCTGCAATTTCCAACGGGGTCGGCGTCTTGAACAACACCGAGAACGTGCGCTTGAACTCGTCCCACATGATCTGACTCCTTCTAACAATTGTTAGGTTTGCGCTTCATCAGCGACGACCACGAACACTTCTGCGTTGACACGGCAGCCCGTGTCAGACACAACCTGACCTTCCTCCACTAACTTGAGGATGCCCAACTTGCCACGCAGGTTCTCGGGTAGCGTGTCGGCATCGTACATCTGTACATTGTCTTTCTGTCGAACAATATACTTGCCACTGTCAAGGATGACAAGTGCGGTATTACCCTTGTCGAACTTTTGATACACCTGCTCCACAGTAAGGTGATGTATCTTGGCTTCCTCGTAGCCGTCCACCGTCTTCTGGTTCTTCGGGTCGAGCGCGATCAGGTGGTCCACAAACTCTTGCTTGTACTTAGCGAATACAAACTTGAAGGCTTCGCCTTCAAACACACCCCTCTCTGCCCGGTAGAGGATGCTACCGAACTTCGACATTGCGTCGCTCAATGCACGGTTCGCGTCGTTGTGGCTCTTGGCAATCCACTCGTGCAGACTGCGCGGTACGAACACCTTCTTGCATATGGCTAACGCTTTGGCGGCGTCGGCAGTGCGCTGTTTCCCCCGCAGGTTGCTTACCCGGTGGCTCTCGATAGTCACCTTGTAGTCGCCCCGGTAGTAGTCAAGCGCCAACTCGCCCAACTTCTCGCCGTTGCATGAGACTTCTGCTTCGTTGATAAGCAGAGTGCCGATGCTGTTGCTGTAGCCGTCGACCACGATGTTCCACGTCGGCTCTTTGACCGCCAACTTGTAGATGGTGTCGAACAGAATCCGGTGGTGGAAGTGCAACTTGGGTGTGCCGTTCTGTGTGCGCTTGGGGTTGAGCACCACGTTGGGCAGCCGCAGCAGCGAGTCAAATACCGATGGGGTTTCTTGGGTTGTCATACTTGCTCCTTCTAACAAATGTTATTTACCACTCAAACTTGCCGATGATTGCGTCCACCTTGGACTTCAGGTCGGCGCGTACACCTGCATCGTCGCGGATGCTCTCGATGTTTGCACCTACCATTGCGGCCTCCAACTGACGACGCGCTTCCTCCAACTTGGGGTCGTTGGTCACGTTCAACTTCGTCAGCAACTCGCACAACTCCAACGGGTTAGTGATAAGTGAGTCGTGGTAACGACGCTTGCTCTCCTCGTCGGTGTCGTTCAACTTCTCCGAGATACCCGTGAGCATGTCGTGCAGCCGCTCCCACGGAGCCTTCATCGCCGCAGCCAGCCGCTCGTTGAACTTGCTCTCGTACTCTGCGCGCACATCAGCCAAGTCCTCCGCAGGTATGTCCAAGCGGAAGTCGCCCGCCTCGGGCAACGGGTTGACCGCTCGACGGAACCCGAACTTCAACTTCACTTCGTCCAACTCCGGGTAGTCGTCGGCTTTGAACAGGGAGCCAAGGCGTTGTGGTGCCTCGGCAACAAGGCGCGGGTACTCGTTGTAGAAGTTATCGCACATGAAGTCGAACGTCTGCGCGTACTTGTCCATCGTCTGCTTGTAGTCCATGAACAACTTGGTCGGCAGCAGTCGCTCACCCTTGTCCGCCCACGGGAGCGTGTGTTGGTTGTGATACAGGCGAACTCGTGCAGCAAACTTCTCAATGTCTTTGCGCAACGACGTACCTGCAAACAGGTTCTTGCGAGTCTGCGCTGCATCGCGCACCGCCCCCGCATCCGTGTTTGTTTTCTCCGTGGCTTCCTTGTCCACCTTGGACGCCGGCCACACGCTGATGTTCAACTCGACCAGAACTGCTGATGCATTGATAGCCATGATGATCTCCTGATAAAAACTAACGTAGACACTAACAAAAGTTATTTCTCGTCGACAGGTTTCCCCGCCAACTTCGCCATCTGATAGAACCCGTCGGAGACAAGTTTGATCGTCCCCAACTCCGCGTTCTCGTTGTCGTAGATGTGGTGCGTACTGTTCTTGGCTTCGCGGTGGTACTTGTTCTCGTACAACTCAGCCTTGGCTAGCATTTCTGCAATAGCCACAGCCTGCTCCATGTCCATGACGTACTGCCCGTACCCCAGACTCAGAATTGCTTTCGCCATTACCACTCCTTGATGTGAACAGTCTTGCCGTTGGGCGCGACCACATCGTTGCCACCGACCACGCACCACATCACAGGCGCGGGCCACTCTTGACCCCAATCGCTACCCACGTACCCGTCGGTGAGCATGATCACGCACTCGGGCTTGATGTCCTTCTCCTTCAGGTACACAGTCACGCACGTAGGTGCAGTGCCTCCGCCACCACGCGGCTTGGTTGACTGAATGATCTGGTCCACGTTCGCGCCGTCGTACTCCTCGTGCCCTGCTACTTCAGCATCCCAATACAGCAGGTCAACCTTCTCGGGCGTGACCTCCTCGGCGATGCCCTTGACCTCGGACAAGAACGCAGCCAACTCGCTGTCCCCGATGGAACCCGACGTGTCGATGCCAATGACGATGTGCCCGATCTTCTCGCTAGTCAGGCTCGGCATATACACGCCCGAACCCAAGAACCGGCGGTTGACCCGACGCCACGATGACTTCTCCTTGCTACGTGCGATGGCTTTCACATACTCACGCAACATCTCGCGCCAGTCCACCTTGGGCTCAAGCAACTCTTGCAGCGCCCGGTCCATGCCACCCGCACCCTGACCTGCCAGTTTCTGCGCAGCCATAACACCCTGACGGATGGCTTGGTCAATGTCGCGCTCCAACTCTTTCTTCTCGGCTTCGGTCAACTGCTTGGCACCATCCCAGTCGTGGTCGTCGAACCCACCCTTGCCGTTGCCATAACCTTTGTTATCGCCACCGCTACCACCACCACCTTGGTCGTCACCGGACGCACCTTCGCCGTCCCCACCGGAGCCACCCTCCTCGTCTTGCTCCTCTTTCAATAGGTCGAACACCTGCTTGGCATTCATACCCCGGAACCGCTCGTCGATGAACCCCATCGGCTTGCCCTTGTTGGGGCCGTCTTTGAACTTGGGCATGGCGATGATCTGCTCGGTCGGGTCCAAGTCCCGGAGCATGAGGTTAATTACGTAGTCACAAGCCACGTTGGCGAGCGACGCATCCTCGTCGTGCAACTTGCGCCACGTAGTCAGGTGACGGAACATCTTGTGCGATGCCTCGTGTGCGATTACGAACGCAATCTCAGAGTCGCGCAGCGTCTTCACGAACTCGCGCCCGTAGTCCTCGTCCCGCCCGTTGGTCCGGGCAGTCGGGATGTTGTCCACCACAGTGGTCTTGCCCACCATCAGGATGCCTGACAGCAGGGCGAACTTGGGATTACGCATCAGCGCAATCTTGGCTCGTTGTACTTTCCGTTCCTCGTTCATGGTTCACTCCTAACAATTGTTATCGCTATCACAGCAGGTCTTGGTTCTTCGCAACCCAGTCGGCGAACGCCTTGCAAGAGAACGCGATGCTCTGCTTGCTCGGGGTCTTGGCGATGTTCACGGCGAACACGGCTTGCCACTCGGCATCGAACCGAGACAGGTAGTCCATGAACGGCGTGATGGTCGTCTTGTCCACACGGCTGATCGCACCGAACACTACGATTGCACACGCACCCGGAGCCGTCGGCACCTTGGTGTTCTTCGGGTCGGCGATGGTCGCGTCCCACGTGGGCAACTGGTCCGAGAACTCGATGTACGCCTGAAGGTCACGCGCACCCGACTCACCGATAGCCCCGGTCAGCGCCGCGATTACCGCGTCGGCGTCGTTCTGGCTACGTGTCTGCACAATATTGGATGCAGTCTCAAGCGAACGCGGCGAGACAAAGGCGGTCGATGCCGATGCTTTCCTCGGGTTGTAGATGTACGGGTTGTCTGCCTGAGCCGGGTCGGTGTAACTCGCAAAGATATGCGGGTAGCGGTTAGCCCATGCGATGACCTCGGGTGCAATCGTCCCCTTGTTGATCGCCCAGTTAATCCATTCCTCAGCAGTCGGTTTGGACACGTGCAGGTTCACGATGCGGTTGAGACTGTGCGCTTTCAGGCTGTCGCCCACGCCGTCGGTAGACAGGTTGCCCGTCAGAAACACGATGGTTTCCTTGGACAAGGGAAGGTCACCGAGGCGGGGGTTTGCCTTCTCAAGCATGGGGTGCAGCATGTTCTTCACAGCGTCCGCACCCTTGCTGAACTCGTCGAGCATGATGACAAGCGGCTTGCCGTGGTGCACCTTGAACCGGGCGTTGGGGTAGTAGCGGGTGGTCTTGGTGTCGTGGTCGATCACCGGCATGGCAACGTCACCGAGGTCCATATTCGGTACGTCGATATACGCATGCTCGTAGCCCAGATCACTGGAGACGGCTTCCAACAGGCTGGACTTGCCGATGCCCGGCTCGCCACGCAGCATGAACCGCGTACCGGGGTTGGTCTTGATCAGGTTGGCTGCTTGCGACAGGGTGACTGTCTTGCCAAAGGTAACTTCTGCCATTTCTAACTCCTTCTGATGATCTAACAATTGTTAGAGGGTTGGGAAAAAACGAACACAAAAAACACTAACACACGCGAATATATAGTATACCACAAAGTTATACTATTGTCAAGCAATTTGACATACGCATCGCCCGACTCAGGACTTGCCCTTGCCGAACATATATTTGCCGTACTCCACACTCGGCATCTTCCCGACGGCGTATCGCTTGGTCTCCATGACTTCTTCGGCGAACGCATACAAAAAGAACTCACGCGGCAGTGCGTCGGCAGCAGTCCGGGAGAACTCATACGTCTGGATATTCGGACGCAGGTACAAGTTGGACGATGTGCGCAACAGGTGCGCAGCCATCAGCACAAGCGCCCCCCTGTAGAAGTTCTCGGTCTTCGTCTCCTCGGGCTGGCCGCTTCTAACAATTGTTAGGAAGGACTCCACACACTTGCGCCACTCTGCGACTTGCTTGGTCGCATGCTCGTACCTCCCCGACGCTATGTCGTCCATGCTCGTCCACACGGGCTTGTTAAACAACATGCGCCACTCGTCCACCTTCAGGTACTCGTGCGCGTGCTGGTATCGCAGCACAGCCGCACTCATCTTGTCCTTCACCACACCGAACGCATCAATGAACGTCTGCACGGGTACACGCACCACGCTACGCGGCATGAACGGATTGCCCTCCTCGCGCTCGTCCAAGTCGTTCTGCTGCGTCAGCAGGGACACGAACCCCTTGTAGTAGTCGGCGAACTCCTTGTACGGAGCAGTAGCAGCGGCGTACTTCTGCTTGTCTGGTGCGTAGGCGTGGATGGGCTCGGCTTCGTGCACGTGGAACTTCCCCCCGCTTTCACCCCCTCGGTCGTAGTAGATGGTGATGGTGTCCTTCTCGGACAGGGCGTACTTGTTCCCGTTCATGTGCATCACAATCCTCGCCCCCTTGATGTTGAACTCGGGGCGGTTGTTTGTCCACAACAGGTTACGCAGGAAGTCGCAGGTGTAGGACGACACGTAGTAGGGGCGCAGGGTCAGGAAGGTCCGGGGGTTATCCAACCCGGCTTCTTCTTTCGATTCTCTGGATACTGTGATAACCGGATGGTTGTAGCAGATCAGTTCGTAGACGGTTGCGCCCTTCTCGTCCACCTTCTTGTCTATGCGCAGGTGCTTGTCCCGGCGGCTTGCCAGTGGTCGGATGCCGTTCGGGTGCTTGTCGTCGGTGGTGCCGCGCACGGGCTTGGTGTCGTTGAACAGTCTCTCTGCCTTGTCGTAGTCCACGATCACGGGCAGTCGCTCGGTTGTTCCGTATGCCATTTTGGTTTCTCCGTTTCTAACAAAAGTTATTTCTGGGTTATTCAAGGCACTCTGCGGGGCTCCGCAGCGGGTAAATTTTTATTGTTTTTAATGTTGGGTACTGGGTCAGGAAGCGCTTCTTGGCGGCTTCCATCGTTAAGCATTCGTATGCATCGGTAATCCAATAGCCAAAGCGTGGGCTGAACCCCGTGCAGAAATATCTACGCAACCCGCTCATCACGGCCTCCAGATAAAAACGTCACACAAAACAACGAACGCAGCCACGGCGTACACGTAGCAGTAAAACTTCTGCATGCGGGTCATTCCTTGGCCTCCTCGATTGACTCGACTTCCCAGTAGGCATCGCCGAAATCCCCGCGCACCCCTGCTTCTACCCATGCTTTGGTTTCGGCTTGCTCGGCATCTTCTGCCTCCACTGTCACGGTGATGTAGGACGTGCGGCGCAGTTCCACTTCAAAGGTTTTCATTTCGTACTCTCCATTTCTAACAGTTGTTATCTCAGTACATGCCACAGTTGACGCAGCGGTAGGCGGTGCCCTTGATGCGCCGCTCGGTGTAGCCGCACAAGCAGGTCGTGTCCTCAAACTCCACCGGGGTGGTGCTTCCGGTGCGGATAATGTTGACGATGTGGTGGCTTACATCATGGATGCGCTTGCACATATCTGCGTACATGGCGTGTGCTTGGGCCAGATGTTCCGGCTCCGTAGCGGGGTTCGCCATCAGTTGAATGATTAGTTCTTCGGCATGCGCCTTGTTCTTGCGCACGTTCTCCCACCGCCGGTAGGCAATGGCTTGCTTGGCTCTTGTGGAGTCGGTGTTCACAGTGCTCCCCTCGGTTGTTTCGGGTTCATGCCGAGCAGGTCGGCGGGGTCGGTGATGAGTTGGTACGCACCCTTGGAGTAGGGGATGCTTACGCACCAAGAGAGTCGGTCTGCGCGGGCTCGGTCTTCGCCGCACAGTAGGCACCAGTGGTAGCCGAGGTGGTAGCGCTCGGCGGGGAACTCGTCACCGCAGTCGATGCACTCTTTCCATCCTAGATTTACTGTAGTACTCATTGCTCTAACCTTTCTAACAGTTGTTATGTCCGGGGGATTCCGAACAGGGCACAGGCAGCAGCGCACTGCCACTTCCCGCGACCCAACCTATATTATACCACAAAGTTACGTTCTTGTCAAGTTTTGCGCCTGAGTATTTTTGTGTGACGATGTGATGAGCGTACGCTTATGTTTTGGGCGCGGTTTGGGCAGGGGCGTGGGGGCGGCAGCGGCTAATGTTATGTAATAGTGTTATGTGGAATGTTATGGAATCAAGAACAAAACATAACATTGTAAGTGCTTGATTTCATTGAGTTTTTTGTTGTTTTGTCTATGTAATGTTATAAAGTAACGTAAAAATAAATTGAGCCATTACCCCCCTGCTTAATTTTTAAGCAACCGAAACGCGCGAGACTGCGCACTTGCTGACGACTTCTTTCTGCGGGGGTCGTTCTCAATTTCAAAAAATTCCGTAACATATAACATTGCTTTAAAATCAAGGACTTACGAGCGTATGTTGCGTAACAGAGACAAAAAAACATAACATAACATTCCACTTTCATAACACTTGTTAGGGCTAACGCC